GGAGCGCTGAAGAACGCGCTGGGCTCCGCCGACCGTGTCGATGATGACCCAGTCGTATTCCTCGTGGCCCTCGTCGCGCAGCCACGCGTAGGCCTCCTCCAGATCGGCGAAGGTCTTGATCTCCCATTCGTCGGCGTCCGACCCCATGGTTGATGCAGAGACGGTGCCTTCCGGGTCGCACACCAGGAACAGCGCTCGTGGCGCGGTCCCGGCGAACACCGTCTTGCCCCATCCGGCATCAGCCACAACGATCATGTGGATGAAAGCCTTCTTCCCCTTCACCGGGGTGATGGCCTTAGGTCGTGGCACTCTGTGCCATCTCCTCTCCGCTGGCGTTCTCGTTCATGGTCGATATCCGTTCGTCCACCTCGTCGAGGCGAGTTCGGATGTAGTCGTGGTCCTCAGGGCTTATGGCCCTCGTGCCGAGTGCTCGTGCGATCCTTCGCCGAAGCCGGTTAACCTCCTCGGGTCCAGCGTCCTTGACGCTCCTCATGCGCTCTTCCTGTTCTCTCGGTGGTCGCCATAGGGATCGCGCTTGCGATATACGGCCTCTGCATATTCCGCTACATCAGCACCTGCCTCGTCAAGCATGCACATCTTGTAGAACTCACAACGCCAGGAGCAGTCGCGAGTCGGCTTCTTGTAGATCGGCAGCAGGCCAGAACGCATCGCCTCCATGTGGAGTGCTTCATCCTGAATGCGCCTCTCCATGATTCGTCGCTCTTCCCGCGACCGCCATACTACCTCGCGCAGAAAGTTGGGCGGCGGCTGACGCTTGGAGACCGTCCCGTTCTTGTTGAGGTATTCGCCCTTGGCGTTCTGAAGGCGATCGTCCGGCGTCGCCTTGCGCAGGAAGTTGTACTGGATGCCCGCGATGTTCTCGCGAGGTCCAATGAGTCCCTGAGCGCGGAGCACGCGTGCCGCCACGTACCAGTATGAACCGGCCTGGTCGTCAAGCGGGAGATGCTGCGTCTGAATACCGGCAGCTGTCTTGTGCTCCATGAGAAAGATCTCGCCCGTGGCCTCGTCGCGGTACACACCGTCGAACGTACCGACATACTTGACCAGAGCCTTGAGCTTGTCGCCCGGCTTCCGCATCTGGCGAGGATCCGAGATCAGCGTTCGGAACGTCTGCTCTGTGGCGATGACATTCCAGCGCTCGTCCGTGCCGTAGTGATCGACGTACTGCTCCATCATCGATATGCCAAGCTCCTTGGCATCGACATACTTGAGCTCGTCCTCGTCGTACTCGGTCGGGATGAAGCGCTCTTCATCGGAGCAGAAGTCTTCCCAGGTGTCAGCCGGGTGTGGGCCACGTTCGAAGCCGGGGAGATACCACTCTGCAAGAGCGATATGGATTCCCTGTCCGAACCACAGCGGATTGCTGTCTCGCTTCGCGGCGAGGCCATGATTGTAGGCCCAATCCCACTTCAAGGGGCACTCCTTGAAGGTGCCCCTCTCCGATGTGCGAAGCATCTGGACCATTACGAATCGATCTCCTCGTTCGCGTGGATGGGCTTGATGACGTGGTGGCTGCCGCTGAGGCTCCCCGTGTTGACCTCGAACCACCCCATTCCAGGACCAGTGGTCCACATGCCCTTCAGAGCTGCGTCGTGGTTCTTCGCTTTCAGCGAAGTGGTGAATACGCCTCGGACGACTCTGTCTTCGGGCTTGTTGCCGATCTGGACCAGAAGGAACATCTGCATTGTGCTCTCCAGGGATGACGACGGCCCCGTCTGGCGTGGTTCAGACGGGGCCGTCAGCTTGCGGTTGTGCACGCCGGTGTTGGCGAATTGTTTAGAGCTCGTCGTCCTCGTCGAAGTCGTCCTCGACGGGAGCGGGCTTGGCGGCCGTGGTCTTGGCCGCCGCACGCCGACGCCGGGAGACCGGAGCTGCCTTCGGGGTCGGAGCCTCCTCGACCTCTTCGACGACCTTCGCGGCAGCGGCACGACGCCGACGGCCGGGAGCCGCCTTGACGGGCTTCGGGGCCTCCTCGACCTCGTCCTCGTCGGCCTCTTCCGCTTCGGCCGCCTTCTTCTTGGCGGCGGCCTCCTTGGCGGCCTTGGCCTTGGCGTTCTCGGCCCGCTTGGCCTCGCGCTCTTCGCGGGTGGCCTCGCGCTGCTCCTCGCGCTCCTCGGCCTCCTTGCGCTTCTTCGCGAGCACGGCCTGGTTCTCGTCCGACTTCTGGAACTCGATGCGCAGCGCGCAGGCGAGCTGGACGGACTTGAGGTCGATGTCCTCGCGGTCGAGCCCGGTGACGTCGGCGAGCCAGTCGGCGAACCGCACGTGCAGGTCGGACGGGTCCTTCTCGACGAGGGCCGCGAAACGCTCTTCGACCTCGGGCTCGGACTGCTGCTTTGCCATGTGTTTGTCTCCAGTTCGAATTGGCTTGCCGGGGTAACTCTACCCCATATCCCATGGATCCGGGGCTCAGTCCTCTGTCGAATTCTTTAGGAGTCGGAGAGCGAATTGGACACCGCGTCGGCCGTCCAGAATCTTCTTCTGGATCTCGTCCTTGTTGATGTTGCTATTCGCAATTGACTCGTCTATGGATCCCTTGGCATACAGGTAATGGATAGTGACTCGGTGAATACGAGACACGCGATGGATGCGGTCCTCGACCTGCTCCTGATCATCTGGAACGTAGGTCTCGTCCATAAAGAACAGCTCGTCGCATTGCTGATCTAGGTCAATGGCCACGCCACCAGCCATCGTGTTGATGAGCATGATCCGTGGCCCGCCAACGGCCTGGAAGTTCTGCTGAGCAGCGAGTCGCCGCTTCGGCGTGACCGAGCCGGTGATCTTGAGCACGGGCACCTTGAGCTTAGCGAACTCGGACTCCATGGCGTCAATGACTTTGGTGAACTGCGAGGCGATGACGAACTTGTTCCCGTCGTCGTAGCGGTCCGCACCCAGAACGCCACGTTCCTCCAGCAGCTCTGTTATGACCTGCCACTTACAGCTCTTGGACATCACAGGACCGCTCTCGTCCTGATAGGCCGTAGCGATCTGCTTGAGCCGCGTCAGCTCGGCGAGGACGCCTGTCGGAGCGATGTTCTCTTCTCCGAACATGGCCTCGCCATTGAGCTTCATGTCTGTGTACTGCTTGAGCTGCTGAGCAGAAGGCTCGCACCAGTGCTCCTCGATCTGCTTTGCCGGCAAGTCGGGAGCAACCTCTGCCTTGGTCCGCCGAAGCATGATCACGTCGAGCGACTTGTAGAAGACCTCTTCTCGGTGCGGGGCCACGCTGCCGATCTTCTTGCCGTACCGTCCTTCGTCAACCTGGAGATACTGCTCCGACCATTGCCACTTCGAGCCGTATCGCTTCTTATTGAGCCAGTGGAGGACTCCCCAGAAGTTCTTCGGCATGCCCTTGATCGGAGTTCCAGAGAGCGCTATCTTCAGGCCCTCGTCACCAGGCTTGACCTGCAGCCGGCAGAGACCCTCTGCAACCATGGTCTTGTCGTTCGCACCGCGAATCCCATTCAGGAAGCGGTGCGACTCGTCCACGGTTATCGAGTTCCATTGGACACCGAACAGCTCGGGGAACTTGATCTCGTACGGCTTGGGCGAGGTCTTGTGTCCCTCGGCGATATGGAAGTTGTGAAGGTCTGGGGTGTCGAAGTCCTCCTGGAACATCTTGCACTTTTGGCACCATCGTCCGAGTCGGATGCGAGCCGTCTCGGGATTGATGATCAGGAATGCAGGACCGGACGATGTGAGCGCGGCCTCGATTGCTCGGTGCTTGGCCACGGCAGAACCGGTCGCTGCGAATACCTGGAAGTCGGTCCACTTGCGAACCTCCTTCTCCCACACGATCCGGATGGCCGTGGCCGGGCACGCCACGAGATGAAGCCCGTCCTCAATCCCTCGCTCGACGATGCCTCCGAGCGTCTGGATTGTCTTGCCGAGCCCCGGCTGATCTGCGAGCAGCACGCCGCCCTCTGGAGCGCTCGCTAGGAAGGCTGCACCGACACGCTGATAGGTTCGCGTGGCCATGGCCGCCGCGATGCGCGGTAGGACCGTAGGGACGCGATCCAGGTCGGTATCGTGCTTCGTCCCGAGTTCTCGCATTGCGACCTCGTCAGCGATCGCCGCCCGAGCCCACGACGACAGGCGCGGCCCAACCTTGAGCAGGTCGGTGAACACGACTCGGAGCATCCTGCAGGTCTGAAGGTTAAGCGGGAAGGTCCATATCCCCCGCTTGGCGCTCCAGTTCGCTCCAGGAATCTCCTTGCACATGTCGTTGACGCCGATGAAGTATGCGGATCGAAGGATGATCCGCTTGTCGTCTTTGTCGAGCTCGATCCGGACGTCGGTGCTTGCCACTCATCTACTCCAGAACACTTGGCCTTCGGTGAATCCCGCTGCGAGGATTTCTCTCCAGCATACCTCGCACGGTTCTCGAGTCGAGTAGAGCGCCGTGTCCTCGCTCACGAGAACCTTCGACGCCAGGAACTTCCCGAGCGCATTCATCTCCGCGTGAACTGCGGTGCAGTGGCCTTCGGGAGTTTCGAATGGATGCCCGCTCGGAAGGTCCTTGAACGACAGGCGACCGCGCGGACATCCTCCCTCGTTGCAGTTCGTCGCTCGCGACGGCGGACCGTTGTAGCCGACGTATGTGTTCCAGTTCCCGTCAACAACAACAGCACCAACCGCAGACCTCGTGCAGCTCGACCGCTTGGCCACGGCGGCTGCGACCTCAAGCCAGATGTCAGCCCAGTCCGATCTCCTAATGGGCATTGGAGCTCGTCACGAACAGCCAGAAGTACATGAGGCCGAAGAAGCAGACCGTGATGCCGGGGATGGCGAAGGACTGGTCCTCATCGGCGTGCAGGAAGAATCGACGCTGGACGTAGAGCGCCAGGCTGCCCGCTCCGATCGAGCCGATCACGTAGCAGACCAGCCAGATGGAGTATGCGATTCCCTGAGATGACACTTGGCGTGTTCCCTTGTGCTAGCGGTTGACGGTGGACGTTGCCGATGGGCTCGGCTTGTTGGTCTTGGGGTGGTTGTTCGTGCTCGTGGCGTCGCAGCTCTGGACAACGGCCAGCAGTACCGCGCCGGTCACCATGCCCCAGACGAAGTTCTTCGTGGCGCTGCCGTGAAGGCGCTGGACATCCGCCTTGCCCATGGTGATTGACGATCGAGCCGGGAGATCTTCCCACTTCATCCGAGCCTCCGAGGGCGGACGAGCCGGGACAGCCCCGAGAACCGATCCTACGGGGTCGTAGGCGGCTTGCGGGGCTGTCCCGAGTACCTTTGCCCGACGCGGTCGCGCCGAGCCCTTACGCGGCTGTCAGGAGCCGCCGACGCTCTTCCCGACGACGGGTCCGTGGAACACAGCGCCCGGTCCGCCGATGACGATGCTCTCGGCACGCTTGATCTCGGGCCGGTTCTCTCCGTCCACGATCAGTCGGGTGGCCTGCTCGACCCGCGTGACGTGGAAGCCGTTCCTGGTCCAGAAGGAGACGATCTCTTCGGGCTCGAAGATCGAGTCGTGGAGGAACGAGTGGTGCTCGCCAGTGGTGTCCGTGCACCGCGTCTGATCGATCGGACACATCCCCGACAACTTGTTCCTCGGGTCGTGCGCGGGATTCTTGGCGATCCGCACAGTGACGATGTAGCTGTTCATGCCTATCCCTTCAGCTTGGCATAGCAGATGTCGCCGATGCCGCGTTCACGCGTGTGCGTCTGTGTGAGCGGGCTTCCACACTTACCGCAGACGCCGACGGTCTGTCCGAAGAGGGCGAACGAGCCCTCGATGTCCTCCTGGATCTCTGCCAGGATCTTGTACGACCTGTAGACACGCTGCCGACGGAATTCACCAGGCGCACCAGACAGCCTGTAGAACCGGCGGTTGCCGTCGGAGTCTGCATCCATCAGCTGATAGAAGCAGATGTCGCTGTCATCGCCGGGCAAGGCGTAGCGGCCGGACGGAATGTCGGCGAAGCGCTCCAGCTTGTCGTCCGTCTTGATTATGGGCTGCTTGAGCATGGACGAGATGAACCCGCTCATGCCGTTGAAGTCCATCGCGTCGATCATCCGCTCATACGGAATCTGCTTCACGGCCGCATGCTCCGGAAGACGAACCCGCTCGCGACCCAGGGCCTGAGCGAGAGAGCGCTGTCGGGGCGTAGCCGGACCAGGACGAGGTGCGAGCCCCTTTGCCGAGCAGGCCCGCACCTCCGCCACGGTCTCGTGTGTCGCCCGGCAGGAACCGCACCGGATGCTCACTGGATCTCCTTGCCCTTGCCGGTCGTGATGTCGCCCGCTCGGTAACCGAGATCGGCCGAAGCACCGGCCGTGGAGCCACGGCTGTACGCGTTGAAGTCCGTCCGCTCGACTCGGTAGTCGCTCTTCTTGGACCTCTTCTTCGGGTTGGCCGCGTCCTCGTCGGCCTGGCGCTGAGCCTCGTCCTCGCGAGCCTGGATGCCGGACACGCGCTTCCACTCGATGAACGCCTGCTTGACCATGTCCTCGCGGCCTCGCAGAGCCAGAGCCGCGCCGTCACCGGCGGACTTGATCTCGTTCGAGGAGTGCTGGCGCAGGTCCATCAGCCGCACAGAGATCTTGACCGTGAAGCCCTGGGCGAAGGACTTGCGGAAGACCTTCGACTGCATGACCGCGTGCGGCTCAACGCCGATCGCGGTGCAATGGCGCTTGTACGCCCGGATCAGGCGACCGCCGTCCTTGCGCGCCTTGCGCTCAGGGATGTACTCGCTGTCAGCGCCGTAACCCTCGTAGTGGGCCTCCACGCCCTTGTCCCACGGCGTCTCGGGCCAGCCGATCGCCACGGAGGAACCGGGCGCGCTCTTGCGGGCGATCTCCATCATGTGGGCGATGTTCTCCCAGGTGATGCCAGCCTCGTGGAGCTCGTACACGACCATGTCGTACGGCTTGTTCCAGTCGGGCTTCGGGTCGACACGCTGCAGGAGCTGGAGCTTCAGGGTGTTGTACATCAGCTCGGTGTAGTCCAGGTCGGTCTCGTAGCCGACCATCGTGACGTCGCCGCTCCAGAAGCCGTGGACCATGACGCCGTTGTGCTCCGCCACGTGCCACAGGATGGAGTAGAGCTCGTTGAGCATGATGCTGCCCCGGTCGGCGAACTGGAAGGACCGGACGATCGGGTCCTCGAGGTCGTCGATGGACTTGGCCTCGCGGGTCTGAGCGAGCAGGGCCTGGTCGATCCGGTACTTGGTCATCATGCGCTCCGCCGTTTCGCGGTACGCCTGTGCCTCGTGCTCGCTCTCCGTCGACTCGGCCTTCGCCAGCAGCGCGGCGACCTTCTCGATCGGACTGGTCTTAGCCATGGATATCTCCCTGGACTCATCGGCATGGGTACCTTACCCATGGACCCCCGAAGGGGTTTCGTCCTGGTCGGGAATCAGTCGGTTCCGCGCACGATGTGCGGTTCTTCTTCGGGGATCGAGACGAACACCGAGGGGTGCAGCACGAGCTCTTCATCTCGAGCCCTCAGCTCGGCCCATTCGGCGAGGCTTCGGATGCACTCGCCCTTGCCGGTCTCGTGATTGAACCGGTGCCCGTGGTCAGCGTGATGGGTCTTCCACTCATCAGAGCTATCGACCTGCGAGGTGCTGCCTACCTTCCGACACTTGCAGTCGTCACCGTGCTGGTGCTTGCGGCTCTGCATCGGGAAGTCGCCGACCTCCTGGACGATCGCCTTCAGCTTCTCGAGCGAGCGTCCGCCCTGAAGATTCTCGACGAAGGCCTCCAGCGCTTCGGTCGGGACCACGAGACGGCCGGACGGCACGTCGATCCTGGTGTTGCCTCCGGCGACCGCGCGGAACTTCGTTCCGTCCTTGCTTGTGAACTCCA